ATGCGAAAATTTAGTATAATATTATTGGGTATTGCTGGTGCATTAGCACTTATGTTAAACACAGGAGTAACAGAAAAAGAACAAGCCCTGGGTAAGCAGGGGAATAGCAAATATATACAGTATGCTAACTCAGAACCAGGCGGATACTAATTATAAGTAAATTATTTATATTCGAAAGGACGTTGCGTAAAATCGCAGCGTCCTTTCGTGCTTCTTACGAAGTGTTGGTTTTTGGATGAAAGACTAAAAACCGACACTAGCAATTGTCACCAATAGAAAAGGAGGATTCCAATGTTAAATATTCATAAGGGAGAAATCAAAGATAAAATTAATGAATTAGTTGAATTAGCATATAAAGGAGATCAAGAAGCAACTGAGAAATTAATTAAAATAAAAAAAGAGCTTGGTGGAAATTAATCTACCAAGTTCTTTTTTATAAATCATTAATCATATTTATAATTTTTTTTCGCTTATCCGTAGGGAGTTGATTGATACGCCTCATAATATCTTCAACATCATCTGTTATTTTTTGTGATGTTGCTTTATCAAAAGTTTTATGCTTCGAAAGCCCTATAATATAATCAGCAGAAACGTTTGTGACACGAGCAATATTTTCTACTGTCTCCCTACTAGGTTCGCGTTTATTTGATTCGTACAGTGAAATCATCGTATAGTTCACACCAACAGCGTCAGCAAGTTCATGTTGTTTCATTTTTAGAGAATTACGAACTTCTTTAATACGGCTACCGATAGTTTCAGTCACTATGATGCCTCCTTTTACCTGTGTGTTTATTTCTCTCTTTGTTATATAATGTACAATAAAACTTTGCTGTAAGACAAGTTTTTTATTTTTTTATAAAAAAATACTTTGCAACAAGCAAATTGTATAATACAATGTATTTAACAAAAGGAAGAAAAAATGAAGGCTCATTTATTTTTTTTGGTAAAAACTTTGCAACAAGCAAATTTAAGGATGGTGTAATTATGAAAAAAGATATAACTGCACAAGAAGCTAAAAAAGCTTATATGAGGGCATGGAGGGAAGCGAACAAAGATAAAGTAAAAGCATCTCAAGAACGATATTGGAAAAAAGTAGCTCAGAAAATGAATCTTGAGAAAGAGGAAGTAAAACCGGTTTATTATCGTAACTGGTATCAGAAAAATAAAAGCAAGCGAAGTGAGTATATGAAGGAATATTATCAAAAGAATAAATAAAAATTTGAAGGAGCGATACCCATGCACAAAAATTTATACATAGCCAGAAAAGAACGACGCATGACACAAGTAGCAGCAGCGAAATTGATAAACATAGCTCAAAGAACGTATTACTCAAAGGAGCAAGGCAAACATGACTTCACCCTCAAAGAAGCTCAAAAACTAGCAAAATATTTCAAAACAACAGTGGACGAGCTGTTTGAAAAATAAACAGAAAAGGTGGGAGGAGCATTTATGAAAAATGGTAAAAGACCAACCAAGAGAGAAAAGATACATATCAATTCATATAATTTAAATCCTGATAATTGGCTAATCTTTAAGAAAGTAGATGATGAATTGCATTTAGTACATCGTCATACGAACTCAATACGAGTCATTCCAAGTGCATAGGGTGGTGGACTGGACAAGCATTATTAAAATTTAGGAGGGCTTTACATGGATGGATTAACAGTAGCAAACGAACTGGTATTTGAAAGTAATGGTGAGGTAGTAACAGATAGTTTGACAATTGCTGAGATGTTTGGAAAGGAGCACAAAAATATAAAACGAGATATCTTAGAAACAATTTCGAAATTAGCAAGTCTACAACATAATACTGAAGTGGATGAACTAGGTATTAATTTTAATACGCTCAAATTTGAGCCCATTGAATATCGAGATAACCGCAATCGAATACAAGAAAAATACATTTTAAACTTCGATGCGTTTATGCTCGTAACTATGAGCTATACAACGCAAAAAGCAATGTTGCTAAAGGTAAAATACATCAATGAGTTTAACCGTATGAAAAACTATATTCAGAGCCAGCAACAAGTTCCTACAGATCCAATGAGTATTCTCAAACTTACTTTTGAAGCGCTAGAAGGGCAAAAGCAAGAACTCCAGCACATCAAATCAGATGTCAAAGATTTAAGAGAAAATGCTCCGTTATTCGCTGTAGAATGCGATGAAATATCAAATGCAGTCAAGCGTCATGGCGTTGCGCTATTAGGTGGTAAACAATCTAATGCATACCAACATGCGGGGATTAGAGGTAAGGTCTACCGTGATATCTATAATCAGTTATATCGTGAATTTGGAGTAACAAGCCATAAAGCAATTAAACGTGGTCATTTGGCACTCGCAACAAAGATTGTTGGAGCGTATACGTTACCTATTGTGCTGAGTGAGAAAATTAATATAGTAAACTCTCAAATTAAGTTCTCTGAGATGTAAAAAAAGTTGGAAGGAGGAAATAACCATGATGGAAGAAAGTGTTTTTTCAGTATGTATCACTGGGTTTCTGATCTGCGGGCTTTTACTTGTTGTTTATGCACTCGATAAACCAATTAAAGAATTTACAAAAGATGTGGAATGAATTTGTGGGGAGGAAAGCGCTATGACGTTATCAGTTTTAAAGAAAGATGTAAAGAAAAAACAAATACTAGATGAATTCTTGCAGCATTGTGAAAAGAAACAAATAGAGGCGATTCAAAAGAATGATCCATTGTTACTTTGCATTTGGATTAAAGAAGCACGATTGGCTCGACGGGAGCTTATAGCGCTATACCGTGAGAAAGAAAAATATGATACCCAACTTGAACAGGATCGTAAAAGCATTCTAGGGATTGTGGAACATTTAAGAAGCAGAGGTATCAATGCTTCAACTGTGGGAGGGCACATCATAGTACGCTTTCTGAGGAGTGCTATTAAAAGTGAAAAAGCCCTATAAAATAGGACTTCTTCTGTACATAGGTCATACTACTTGAAGTGCACTGACATTCATCATAAATAGTATAGCAGATATATTCTGAATTATCTTCATGTAAATGCTTCCAAAATGACAAAAAGACCTATAATAAGGTCTTCTCATCAGCAATATCAGTCTAGAACAGTATACCTAACAGGAGTGAGTTAAGTAACCGGAATGCTCTTATAGTATAGCAAACTATTATATTTAAAAACAAGAAGGGATGGTAAAAGAAAATGAAAGCGGAAGAATTATTTGAAGAAAAGAAATATTTAGTGATTGCAGCGATTAAGCAACAATTTGGAAGTATCGCAAGAGCTGGACAGATTGCAGAAATAAACAATATGGATTTGGATGATTTAATACAAGTTGGCCATCTGTATTTATGGGAGCATTGTATGAATTATGATCCAGAGAGAGTAGATACATTCAATGCATACGTGATGAAAGGCATGAAATGGGCAATGAGTGATGAGCTTCACTTGAAAGGGACGCCTTTTAAGATAAGCAGACGAGTTGGTCATGAGGAACGGAATAAAATGAATATTCATTCGATTGATTTGCATCGAGATGAGGAAACAGTAAAAGAATTTTATGCAGTATCTCCTATTGATGTGGAAAAAGAAGCGATATTATCCATTGAATTTGAAGAAGTGACGAGTGTACTTGAAGAACAAGAAAAGTCAATTATTCTGCACGTCGGTGAAGGGTATACCACAGAAGAAATAGCTAGAAAATTAGAGATGAAAAAATCTACTGTTCAAACAAGAAAGACACGGGCATTTTTAAAGATGAATCCAGATTATAAGCCAATCAAACAAAAATCCTTTTTCTTGGGGAAAAGAATGATAAAGAGAAACCACCAGTTGGGGCTGGTGATCTAATAGAAACACATGTGGTGTCATCATAACACATGTTGCGTACGAGATGCAAAAAAAGACCTGTTATAGCAGGTCAAAAGTCAGGGTATTTCGTGAAAGAATATAACTTATTCATCATTCTAACAGGAAAAAATGAAAAATTAAAGATTGAAAATAAAAAATATTCAATCTTTAAGTTGAGAAATATCAAATACCCTGGTAATAAAGATATATTGAAAAATGTTAGATAGAGAAGGGTGACTGGAATGAATACCAATGTAATAAAAGTCGCAAGAATAAACCTGCAAGGTAACACTTTAGACCAGGGCTGGTTTAAGTACCTTACTTTAGAAAATGGCAAGCCCTATATGGTTGCGATTACAATACTTAGCGAAATTTTTTATTGGTATAAACCAACTGAAATAAAGGATGAAAGAACGAATGAAATCCAGTATAAACAAAAATTTAAAGCAGATAAACTTCAAAAAAGTTATCAACAATTGGCTGATTCATTCGGTTTTACCAAAAGACAAGTAATAGAAGCATGCAAATACTTAGTGAAAAGAGAGTTAATCGCAATTGAATTTCGTACGATCATAGTTAATGGAATAAAGCATAACAACGTAATGTATGTAGAACCAATTGTGAAGAACATCGAAAAAATTTCTATTTTATATCAAGACCCTATCACATCAGAAAGCGACACCCTCCCACATTCTAATGAGAGAGGCTCCCACACTAAAACGGAGGAGGCTCCTACATTGAAACGTGGGACAAATACAAAGATTACTACAGAGAATACTACAGAGATTACTACAAATAAAAAGACTTCTTGTCACAAGTTTGAAACTTGCGACATGGAGCATGCCAAATTGTTATTTCAGTTAATTTTAGAAACCAACCCAGAACATAAAGAACCGAACTTCGAGAAATGGGCCAATGAATTCCGCATAATTCGCGAAAGAGACAAAAAAACAAATCAACAAATTGTGTATCTCTTGGAATGGTCCCAGAATCATTCCTTCTGGAAAAAGAATATATTGTCACCTAGTAAGTTGAGAAAGCAATGGGACAGGCTAGTGATTGAAGCCAAAGAAGAACACGAGGTGAAGAAAAATGAGCAGATTCGCAAGCATAGCGGAAGTCATGGCAGATTTGCAAAAGAGGGCTATGAAAAACTGCCAGAACCAACAAGAAAGTGGAGAGAGCTTACAGACAAGGAACGAGAGGAATCACAACAAGAATATGAAAATAACATTGGATGGCTCGGAGAAGACGCTTAATGATACCTGTCCGTTATGCAGTGGAACGGGAATGATCTTAAATGGATGGACAGGTAGAATGTGTGATTGCCAAAAGAAACAATCTGAAATAGCAAGGTTGAAAAATGCAATGATACCAGAAGAATTTGAAGAAGCACGTTTTAAAAACTATATTCGTCATACAGATATGCAAAAGAAAATGTTTAACAGCATGATGGAATACTTAAAAAAGTTTAATGAAATCAGAGATACGAAGCGCAATAGCTTTGGATATATCGCTACATATGGCGAGGCAAGATTGAAAGCTTTATCCATCGATGAACGAGTTAAAAAAATGAAACTTCACAACAATTACGGATTAGGTAAAACGCATCTACAAATAGCAGCTGCTAGATGGATTATACAAAATGTTCAAACTGTAAATAAAGACATTGTAAATGCACAACCGAGAGGGTGCAGAGTAGTTTGTATAAGTGATGTCACTTTTATGACAGAGATTATGTCAGCAAAGCGTGACGATAAAAAGGAGTACTTTGAAAAGCTCCATACAGTCGTAGAGTATGCTGATGTGCTGGTTTGGGATGATCTAGGTAAGAGTAAACATACAGAATCTCGTGAAGAAATGTACTACGAAATCATTAATGAGCGATATAAGCGTAAAGCGCCCATCATTTTTAGCTCAAATGAAGATGAATATACCTTACCTGAAAAAATTGGGTTTGCAGCTGCTGATAGATTGCTAGGGATGGCAAATGACTATTTGATTGAAGTCGAGGGAGAAAGTTATAGACGGTAAAGGGGAGAAATCAATCATTTTGTGGGAATGGAGTTGAGTGTATGGAACAATTAACCTTTGAAGATATCGTAGGAAACATGGATTATACAGCGCATAGTACGGCTGAGAAATTCCTCTCTAATCATTCAGTAACACCTACCTATGCAGTAGAATTTTTTGACCGAGATGAAAAACAGAAGTTACGTTGGTTTGAAGTGAATACAGAGGCTGAAGCAAAAGAAAAAGCAGAAGAAACATACGGGAGAATTCAAATCATTAAAGTATATGTGTCCAATCGAACATTGAAAGAAATTATGGAGCTGGACTAAAGGTGTTTTTCATCAAGAGAGCTCTTATATGCAAAGGAGAACACGTGTAAATGAAAAGAGAAATAGATATAAAGACTAAGGGAATCTACATTGTAGAGGATGGGAAAATCATTTTTGTAGAACCACCAGAAAGCGGCTATGGACAACAAGTTTTATATTGGGTAAATGGAAAGTTGTCTCATACACAAACAACGATTACGAAGAAGTTCAAATAAAATCATGCGATTCAAAGGTAATCCGGTAAATAAAAGCTCTACTCTCAAAAGGGCGAGAGTAGAGCCTGTGGATGCAGCTACTGAGTACACGGGATGGTGAACATCAGCAACTACATAATAGCATGAGTATTCAGAAAAAAACATCGAGTAAATATTTCCGGTTTTTCAAATGATAGTCAACCAGAATGAAATAAAATTTGAATTTTATAAGAAACGGGGAATAGAAAATGAAAAAGAAAATAATTGCAGGTTTAATGTCTATTATGGCGGTAACGGGTTTAGCAGGTTGTGGTACAGAAGCGGATACAGTTTCACATAATTTATCTAAATCAGCTGATTCATTTGAGGTTCAACGAAGAGTAGTGTTCTTCAATGGTATAACTGATAAATACCTTTTAAGTATTGAAGGGTTATGCGCTTTAGACGCTGGTGATGGGAAGAAGATAACTGTAACTTGTAAGACTGGTGACGGTAATTATAAGAAGCATTACCTTGGATTAAGCGATAATGTAAGTTACTTTATTGAACAAACAGACGCTAAGTATGAAGATGCATACCATTACAAAGTACTGTTTAGACCGGAAGAAATTATTCCAGATATTAAGTTGCAGACAAGCCATAAATAAACAAAAGCGTTATTTGAATAGAAAGGGAGAGATGTAGAATGCCTACAGGTTATACAAGTGATATTTATGAAGGTCAAGAGGTTTCTGGTAAGGACTTTGTTCTGAAATGTGCACGAGCATTTGGTGCGTTAGTTCAAATGAGGGACGAGCCGTTAAACACGCCAATACCAGATGAACTCAAACCAACTTCTTATCATTTAGAAAGCATCAAGCAAGATGAAGAACAGTTAAAAAATTATAGAAATATGTCATTAGAAGAAGCGGAAAAACAAGCTGAGAACGACTACTTATTAAGTGTCAGTAATGCTCATGAACAACGAAAAAGAGCATTAGAGATGAAAGCCAGGTATGAGAAAACATTGAATGAAGTAAAAGCTTGGAGTATTCCTTCTTCTGAACATAAAGAGTTAAAAGAATTCGCTATAAAACAGCTAGAAGAAAGTATTCAATGGGATTGTAATTTAAAGTTTTGTGATCCGGATTCGGTAGTTAAATTGAGTCCTGAAGAATGGCTTGAAAGAAAAATTGCAATGTGCGAAAAAAACATTAAATATCACCGTGAAGAACACGAAAAGGAACTTGAGCGTGTAAACTTACGAAATAAATGGATTAAACAACTTAGGGATAGTCTAGAAAACTAAACAAAATTCTTATTTTAAAACGAAGGAGAGAATGGGCGATGGAAGAAACTAAATTTAGAGGTAAATGTGAAGGGAATTGGATGTATGGAAGCTATGCTAAAACAGGAGTGGGATTACACTATATTGTTCCTCAAAATTTAATTTCAAATCAATTACTTGGTTATGTTGTAGATAAAAAATCGGTAGGACAATATACAGGTTTGAAAGATAAACATAGCAAGGAAATTTTCGAAGGTGACAGTGATGGATTTTACATTGTAAAAAAAGGAGAATTTCCAGTTAGGTGTCATGAAACATGCAAAATTATCGATAGAGCATATGGTTGGTATTTAGATCCGATAGATAAATCAACGGAGCCTTCTAGTTGGGAAATACCTTTGAATGATTTCTACGTAAACAGACTGGATGCATTTGATAAAAATATTTATGACAATCCAGAGCTACTAGAAAACTAAACAAAATCTTTATTTTGATTGGAGAAGAAAAAATGAAATCCACTATTGAAGGATTGATGATTATTCTCTTGATTATATTGTTTGCGATTGGACAGGTTTTAAATAATTAAACCAAATCGTTCATTTGGGTGGAAGTGAGGTGTAGGGGATGGAACTAGTTTTTTTGATAGTTATCTTCATTGTACTGGGCCAAATTGTTTGTACAAAGATGGATTTAAAACACTTAGAAAAACGTTTAGACATTTATAAGGAAATGCTGGATATACAAAATGAAAAGATTGATGACTTATGGAGATATATTAATAAATGTTAATTAGTGGGAAAATTTAAAAAGAAGGACCCACGTTGAGGGGGTGGGTCCTTTTAATGAAGCTAGGCATATATACTAAGCATATAGAGATTAACTGTATATTACCAAAAATGGATTGAGATTTCTATGTGTTAATTGTTGAGAAATAATTTATAAAAGTTTCATTTTGTAGAAAATCAACAAAATAAAACGAGCACTTGTGCCAGAGTGCCCGTTTTATAAGATGACGTCATTTATTATGTTATGTTTGTGAGTCATGAACAATTAAATGAGTCGAAAAGTAAGGTTCGAAATAGTCTATTCATCTATTGGTAAATGGGTGCTTGTACTAAAAAAGCAGTTAGCAAAAAGCTAACTGCTATTAAAAAGAAGTGAAGAAATACAAGGGAGGATTATTTGAGTTCCGGCTTATCGCCCATGTATAGTATGTGCTATGTATGAAAGGATATTCAGATTTGCAAAAAATAAAAAGAGCACCTTCGAACAGTGCTCTTTCCCGGAAGTGCATATTGCATGGACTTGCAAGAGGTTTTTAAGGAATAAAATGAATAAGCTCGCTCCTGCAAGGAAGAAGCCATACAATAACATATGAAAACGTCGTCGCAGGAGTGACAATGAAAGTATTTAAAACGCAACAAAATAATCCTTTTAAAATAAAAAAGAAAAAAGCAACTTGTATTGGGGACAAGTCACTTTTTTCGAATGGCAATGTTACATTCATTATAACAAGACGGATGTAGCAGCTAAACAAATAAAAATCACAAATTTTAGACAAAATTCGAGATTACAAATGAATATAGTCCGGCTAGAAAACTAGAGGACACCAATTCACTAAAGCAGCAATTAAAGCTGTTTAAGGGATAGGTGTCCTTTTTATTTTAAACAAGGGAGATGGGGAAATGAAGGTGCTAAAGGATCAGCTACGCGAGTGGAAAAAACAATCAAAAAAAGTAAAGAAGAAAAATAAGAAAAAACAAAAAGAGAAATTAAGCACACGCGACATTGAGGATTTAATGGGAATTCATGGTCCGCGTTATGAACGAAGACGTGGGGCAGTAAGACAAAAATAATAACAATGGAGGAATTTAATATGAATAAACAACTATCATTCAAGATGCCAATTGTGGATGGAAAAAGAACAAAACAAGAAATCGAAAAAGTATTTAATGAGTATCGTAGATATTTAGCAACTATGCCATGTGATATGCTGCCAAAAGTGACAGCGTCGTATTCTATTGTTCCTCCATCGAATACAAATGAGTTTAATAGTTCGACTGAAAATATTGCAATAGAAAGAATAGAGTATGAACAAGAACGAAATAAATTTATGAGTTGGTTGTATGACGGTGTGAATCGTCTGAGAGATGATGAACGTGAAGTGATTGTGAAATTTTATATGGAACATGATTCTGGATATGATCAAGATATCTGGATGGATTTAGGTATAGGTAAAACAAAATATTATAAGTTAAAAGGACGAGCGATATTGCGTTTAGCTTTCAATCTAAAGAAAGAGGTGTTTCAAAAAACGCGTAAACAAAAAGAGGGGCAAAGTATATGAATATTGTACAGCCGATTCGAGATAAAGAAATAATACAAGAAATAAAAGAGTTTTATAAGGAACAGAATGAGAGGAACTACATTCTGTTTCTTCTTGGTATTAATACAGGGTTCAGAATATCGGATATATTACGTTTACGTGTTCGTGATGTAGAAGGCTGGAATATTGTGATACGCGAAAAGAAAACAAGGAAGATCAAAGATGTGAAGATGCCTTCAGAGCTCAAGAGAGCCATCAGAAATTATACTGAAGGAAAGCCAAAGAATGAATACCTGATTAAGAGTAGAAACGGAAAAAATAAACCGATTACTCGTGCAATGGCATATGTAATATTGAATCAAGCTGCAGAAGAGTTTGGTTTGGAACGTATCGGTACTCATTCACTCAGAAAGACATATGGGTATCACCATTACAAACAATTTAAAGATGTAGTTGCCTTGCAAAAGATGTTAAATCATACAGATCAGAAAGAAACATTGAGATACATTGGAATGGAGCAAGATACATTAAATGATTATCAAAGGAAGTTTAGAATCTAGCTCCTTTATTTTTTTATCACTTATTGAATTAGCTTTAAACTGAAAGTGTCAAATTCATTTTTATAAAATGCGAAAGAGATTGGTATAGCTAAGGTTAAACGGAATAGGTGAATTTAACACAATCCAGATTATAGCTAATTCATTTTCAAGGATTAAAGAACATATTTATTCAAAACTTTGCGAAAAGAGGCTGAAAAACGATGTGGAAAAATGCAGAAATAAAAAACGCGAACTATTCGTGAACTATCTGCGGACTATTTGCGAACGATTTACGGACACGTTTTGGTTTTTAACATGATATATTTGTATTGTGAGAAGTGGCGGAAAACACAACTCATAAATTTCTTTATAATATATGTTGTTTAAACGGTTTCGTAATAGCGGCAAATAAAATCCGAAACCAGCAGATGGTAACGATTGAGTGAAACCGTTATTAGGGAGGGCTTTTGCTCTTCTTCCAGTTACTTAATAATGTAGGTGCAGAGGAATGTAGCAACATTAGGTAATTGGGAAAAGAATAAAACTTCACATACCGTAATCGAAAAATAAATAAGTAAATGATAGTAAGCATCCATTCGGGTGCTTTTATTATTTATATGGAAGGTGGAAATTATATGTCAGGTAAATATTTAAGTGATGAAATTGCAGAGAAACATTATGAAGAAGCGAAGGAATTTGTAATTGCGATGCAAGCTGCGTCAGTATCAATGATGCAACGTAGATTTAGAATTGGTTATATGAGTGCAGCTAAGATTATTGATCGTCTTGAAGAGAATGGGATTATTGGTCCGTATGAGGGAAGTAAACCAAGAAAGATATTAATACAAAAATAGCATCCATTCGGGTGTTTTTTATTTTGGAGGAGGGTGAATGATGAAAGGATATGTTTTATATAAATGCTTACATTGTGTTCATCAACAAAAATTAGAAGTAAAGAAAGAAGATTATTCAGAAGTAATTGTTTGTCCAAAGTGTAATGGAGCGTTTGTAGATGTGTACAAGATAAATAAATATAAAAAACAAAATGAAGAAACGAGATGTAAACATAAATGGGTTGATATGGAGGATGGAACGAACGAACAATTCTGTGTCAAATGTAGTGAAAAACAAAAACAAGCAATGGTGTTATCAGATATAGGGTTGAATTTAGCTGAGCATATTGCAGTTGGTATATGGCATCCGATAGTAAGAGAAAGTATAACAATTAATTTATCTGGTTCGTTTCTTGGCGGGGATGTAGTAAAGGTAGCGGAAGAGTTTAATAAGTTGATGCACGAAAGAGTGAGAGCGTATGGGATTTAATAAGCTTGAAAAAGCAATGATTGTCGGAATAATCCTTAAAGCTCTTCGTAGTAAGAAGAAAATAAAACAATATGTTAGATTAGAAAAGTTACCAGATGTAATAAAAGTGTTAGATGAATTGCAAATGGATACAACGTTTGAAGATAGAGAAGAAGCTTTAATAAGTTTAATCAATAAATTGATTGATGATTTGTTAGAGAAAGATAAGGGGTGAGGATAGATGCAATTCAGTAAACTTGAGATGGCAATTGTTATTGGCGCATTCCTTCAAGGGTATGATGAGGAAGTCCTTAATAACAAAGAAGGTAGTCAATTATTAGAACAATTAGAGGTAGAGCTAGAAAATATAGTTAATAATTCAACGCCGAACCAAATGAAAGAAGCTGCCGAAAGTGTAGTTAGTAAATTCATTCATGGGTTATTAGAAGAGAAGCAAATGGAGTGATAGATGTGAGGAATGAAGAACTTATCCAACTTATAAAAGAAGATAGGCTAATGAAGTTCTATAAGTCTAAAGAGTGGAGAGCTTTAAGGTTAAAAGCAATTGAGCGAGCTAAGAATGAATGTGAGCATTGCAAACAGGAAGGGAAAGTAACAACACGGGATACACTTGATGAACGTGGACGCAAGACAAAGATGGATGTGAATCATATCAAACCAGTTAAAACTCATCCACATCTTGCATTGGAATTAGATAACCTTGAATACATTTGTGTACGTCACCATAACATCGCTGATGGTAAGGATAAGATGATACGTAATAGTGAACCTAAGTTCGTCAATGAGGAGCGCTGGTAGCGATGATTATAGTTGATGGTAGTTGGACATTTGATACTGACTTAATGATTCAATACGCTGAGAAGGGTGAGCACACGTCATATGAACGAGATATGCTTAATCAGTTCCGAAAATATTCTTACTGGCGTTACTGCCAAATAAGAGACTGTGTGAACCCAAGAAAGTGCAAAAGACTTAAACTTAATGATGTTAGAGAAAGATTGGAAGAAGAGAATTTAATATTTACAACAGACATCCTAAAGATTTCTAATGAAGAAGTCTTTTTTATTTTGGATTTTATTGAAACTTACTTTGAATTAGTTTCTTAAACACCCCCCGGTCAAAAAGTTTGGCTTTTAGTAGGAGGACCATTCAACGGGGGGAGGAGAGCGGTAAAAATATATTTTGATTTTTTTATGGAATGGGGGGGTACCTATGCGGAAACTATCGAAAAAAATGCAAATCAAAGAAGATTTATTACAACAATTGGAAATTGTAGAAATGGACAATGCGGTATACATGGATCTTGTTGATAAATACATGGCAATGTGGGATGCAGCAAAAGCATTAGAAAGAGAATGGAAAAAAGAAAGAATGGTTTCATGGGACAACGGTGGTGGACAAAAAGGATCGAAACCTAACCCTGCCGGAAAAGAATATCGTGAGACGATTAAAAGTATGACAGAGCTGCTTAAGAAAATGGGCTTGGAAAGTGTACCAAGGGAAGAGGGTGGTGAAGAAGATGTATAACTATCATCCATACATTGATGATTATATGAGAATGGTGGAGCAAGGAGAAATTCAAGCTTGTAAAGAGCAAAAACAACTCATGGAATTTTTACGTTGGAAGCTCGAGCAACCAGGTGTCGTGATTGATGCAGAAGCAATTGAAAATTCAGTTCGTGTTCCAGAAAAGTATTTCCCATTCGAATTATTTACATGGCAAAGGTTTTGTAATGCATTTATTTATGGCGTCAAATATGAAAATGGTTCGTTAATGTTTAATCGATTTTTTATGTTACTAGGGCGTGGAGCCGGAAAGAACGGTTATATTGCTTACAATTGTTTTCATATGATGACGGGACATCATGGGATACGAAATTATGATATAGATATTGTAGCAACATCAGAAAAACAAGCAAAAACGTCGTTTGAAGATGTATACAATGTGTTAGATCATCCGAAGTTTGCTAAGAAGATGAAAAACGTATTCTACAAATCGAAGATGCTTATTCAACATCGGAAAACGAAGTCCAAGTTAGAATTTAATACATCAAATGCTCGGACAAAAGATGGTAAGCGTAGTGGTGTTGTTATTTTTGATGAAATTCATGAATATGAGAATTATGATAGTGTGAAAGTTTTTACATCGGGATTAGGAAAGAAAAAAGACCCACGAACGTTTTATATTACAACAGATGGACGTGTACGTGGTGGTGTATTAGATGATTTAAAAGAAGAAGCGCAAAAAGTGCTGAATAAAGAACTTCCACAATCAACACTATTTCCTTTTATCTGTAAATTAGATCATGAATCAGAAGTAGACCATGAGGAAATGTGGGAAAAAGCAAACCCTTCTTATCCATATAACGAGAATTTACAGCATGAAATGAAACAGGAATATCATGATATGCAGCATAACAGTTCTTTTCGCATGGAATTCATGACAAAGCGCATGAACCTTCCAGTGGAAGATGTGTTAAAAGAGGTGGCAACCTATGAAGATCGTTTAGCGACAGATCAGCCATTTCCTGAAAATGTGAAGGGAATAGAATGTATGGGCGCTGTAGATTTTGCACAAATCAGAGACTTTTGTTCGGTCGGCATTCTATTTAAAAAAGATGGGAAACGGTATTGGATGCAGCATACATTCATGCATCATACAGCACCCCAGTTGCAAGATATCAATCGGGATATTCTTGCACTTGCGATGGAAAAAGGGTTACTGACGGTTGTGTATGATGCATCCATTAGCGCGGAGCATGTATTGAATTGGTTTGTCATGATGAATAAGAAATATCGTATTAGAAAAGTTAGCATGGATTTATATCGATCCTCTATTTTAAAAGAAGTATTGGAAGAGGCAGGATTTGAAGTCGAAATTGTTCGTCGTGGTCCAGCAACCCATAGTAAACTAGCTCCACTGGTAGAAGAAATATTTATTAAACGTACCATTGTCTTTGGGGATGATCCATTGATGCGTTGGTATGTAGGGAATGTTTATAAGGAAGAGAAGATGAACGGTAATATTGAATATAAAAAGATTGATAAAGAGAAGCGGAAAACGGATGGTTTTTTCGCTTTTTTACATGCGCTTAATTGCGATAGTGAATTAAAAGAATCCAGCGCTTTAACAAAAGAAAGTATTAAAAAATTATTCAAAGTATTTAGCGTATAACAGGGGGTGAGAATGTGGGATTACGAGAATGGGTACGAGGTTTTTTCGGAAGTAACAAGACTCTTACGTTAGATTCATGCTGTTATGAATTAGGAATTGATTATTTCTATAAAAGACTAGCTGTAGAAAGTTGCATCGATCTTATTGCGAACGCAGTAACACGGTGTGAATTTCAAACATTTGAAAAAGGGAAAGAAAAACGCGGTGAAAACCATTATTTATTGAATGTACAACCCAACCAAAATCAAAATGCATCAGAATTTATGCATAGCTTAGTTAATCATTTAATGATGAATAATGAGTGCGTAGTAATCATGCAAGATAAACAATTGTATATTGCTGATTCTTTTAACATGACTAAGTTTGCATTAAAAGAAAACATATATAATGACATAACAATTGAAGACTTCACTTTTGAAAAATCATTTTATGAATCAGAAGTCTTTCACTTTAAATTAAACGATCGTAATATCATGCAAGTTATAGAGGGCATGTACAGTAGTTTCGGGAAATTGCTTGCGTCCTCCATTGATTATTATAAAAGAAAAAACAATATACGTCTGTTAATTAAGGGAGAATTTATCAGACCACAGGATGAAGCAACGCAAGAAGCGATTAATGACATGTTTGAAAATCAATTAAAGAGTTGGTTTAACGCTGATAAAGTGGGTTCCGCTTTTCAATTGCAAAATGGTTATGTTTTCGAAGATATGAGCGATAGTAAAAATGGTGTCGCCAATAATAGTACAAGCCGTGATATCAGCGACTTAATCCATGACATATTTAGTTATGTAGCAACGGCTTTTCATGTACCTATCGGCATTTTAAAAGGCGATGTGGCTGATATTGAAAAACAGATGGATTCATTTTTAGCATTCTGTGTTAATCCAATTGCTGAATTGATACAAGATGAATTTAACCGAAAGATGTACAAGAAAGAAGAATATTTGAAAAGAACATACTTAAAAATTGATACAACAAAAATTAAAATTGTTGATATTACGAAGATGGCAACCGCAATGGATAAATTATTTGCGATTGGTGGTCTAACAATGAATGACGTCATAATGATGCTTGGAAAAGAGCCGATTGATGAAGAATGGGCAGACAGAAGGCATGTAACGAAAAACTATCAAGAAGCTAATTCTTTGGAGGGAGGTGAAAAGGATGAGACGTTATAAAAATGAAAAATATAACCATCTAGCTCATGTCCAACATGCCTTTAAGGCAGAAGCAAAAGCTGATTCGCTGGACATAACGATTTATGGTGATATTGGTGAATCATGGTGGAGTGACTCCACATCGGCGGTTGATATTGAAAAAATATTAAAGGCTACTTCCGCAAATGTGATTCATATCAATCTGAATAGTCCTGGTGGGGATGTATTTGATGGGATTGCAATTTATAACCAACTAAAAAACCACTCGGCACAAGTTATCATTACCGTAGATGGGTTGGCAGCGAGTGCCGCATCTATTATTGCGATGGCAGCAGATGAACTAATTATGAATACAGGTTCTATGTTAATGATTCATGAGGCTTCCACGTGGACTTGGGGAACAAAGCTAGACATTCGTAAAACATTGAATGCTCTTGAAGGAATTGACAAGTCGCTTGCGGATATTTATATGACTCGTTATGAAGGGGAACGTTCAGAAATTGAGACGATGATTGCGAATGAAACATGGTTTACCGCAAATGAGGCAGTAGAATTTGGATTGGCTCACAAGGTAAATGAACATGTGGAAAATAATGAAGTAATAGATCCAGAGGAATTTAAAAATAATGTTCTACAAAAATTCCGAAATAAAAATAAACAGAATGAACCAGCAGCAAGCGCAAATCAAAATATACTTAATAAATTTAAGCGCGCGTAAAGCAGTGCTTTTTTATTTTTTAAAAAACAGGAGGGAATAAGATGACTATTAGAAATTTAGATCGTCCAGTAATCGAAAATAAAGATCAACAAATTATTAATGTGCAAGAAGCACTTGAAACGGGAGATGCACAGGTAGTAGCAGCGCGTATTGTTGCAAATATGGAGAACAATATGCAACATTTTCAGGATATGATGAACGATGTAATTAGTGAAGCGCAACAAGCCAAAAATGAGAATTGGGATGCTCAAGTGCTGGCCTCTCGTGGTGTGCGTGTTTTAACAAATGAAGAAAAGAAATTTTATAATGCAGCAATCGAAGTAAATTCATTTAGTGAAACGCATAAATTAATGCCGCCAACAATTTTTGAGCGTGTATTTGAGGAGTTAGAAAAGGAGCATCCATTGTTATCTCTTGTTAATTTCCAAACAGTAGGAGCAACTACGCAATGGATTGTAAGAAAAGAAGGTGCAGCTTCAGCTTATTGGGGCGATGTATGTGATGAAATTAAAGAAATGATTGATGAAGGTTTTACAACAATTGATCAAGGAATGTACAAACTTAGCGGATTTTTAGTTGTATGTAAAGCAATGTTTGAGTTAGGTCCTGAGTGGTTAGATAAGTACGTCCGTACATTTATGAAAGAAGTTGTAGCCGAAGAATTAGAAAGAGTAATTGTTATGGGGACAGGAAAAAAACAGCCAATAGGCATGATTAAGGATTTAAAAGGTGCTGTAACAGATGGTATTTATCCAGATAAAAAGAAAATAGTTCTAAAGGATTTTACACCCGCAACAATTGGCAAAGAAATTTTAGCACCTACAACAAAGGGTGGAACGAAACGTTATACAGGGGTTACTTTGATTCTGAATCCATTAGATTACGCAACGAAATTCTTCCCTATTGGCGCGAAGCGTAAAGACGATGGAACTTGGACGTATGATAACTTCGGTGTACCAGGTTTAACGATTGTTCAATCACCGGCTGTTCCATTAAACACAATGATTTCTGGAAAAACAAAAGATTACTTTATGGGGGTTGCTTCAAAACAAGAATTAGTATCAGATGATACAGTTCGTTTAATCCAAGATCAACGTTTATACCTGATTCGTCAGCTTGCAAACGGTCGTCCATTAGATCATGATTCGTTCACTGTATTTGATATTACAGCACTAGAACCGAAAGAAGGAACTCCAACACCCTAATTCCTCCTCTCCTGTTGAAGAGAGGAATTATGCAGCATTAACGAAGGTAGAGATTCAATCTCTACTAGATCAAAGCGGTATTGAATACAAGGCTAATGCAACGAAGGCCGAACTAATCACTTTATTAGAAGGTGATGCAAATGGATAATCTTTTGCAAGAATTAAAAGACGTTCTTAAAATCACATGGAATGAAGAGGATGCTAGTTTAATAAAACTTTTGGAAAAAGGAGAGGCGTATTTGTTGGGTTTAACAAATGCGTCTTTTGATTTTTCAAAGGAGCTAACGCCGAAAGATTTGCTGTTAGAACGTTGTAGGTATGTTTATAACAATGTAGGTGATGAGTTTGAAAAAAATTATAAAAGTGAATTATCCAGACTTATTTTAGATGTAGCTTTAGGAAAAGTTGGTGTGATTAATGGTTCTAAAAGCGTATAGGGAAACTTTTAACGATGGTTTTTTAAAATATGGCCGTACGGTAACGAAGCGCAGTGAAAACGCAAAGCGAATAAAAGGCTTTTTTTCTGAAGAAGGAAAACTAGCTTTTAGAGAATTATCAGCACGGGATAGTGACTATCAATCCTGTGGTTTATTACATGCAAAGTTAGATAAAAAAGTAAAAACCTTGTTCCCTCTTTCTTTTCGTTCTGTGAATAAAAACAAATTAAAAGTTGTTATAGATCACTTGGAATACGATGTTATTAAAGTAGATTCAGACAAACAGTATTTATATTTCTATTTACAAGAAGTAGGTGGACATGATGAGTAACGAGCAATCAAAAAAGCGACTCCAGAAAATGAATAGCTTATTAATTTCTAAGTTAAAAGAAGCATTCGATGTAGGAGTATACCAGGATCAAGTGGGTGAAGATGAAGAAAAAGACTATCATTACTTCATTTTTGAAACAGGCGGTTTTGAAAATACAGAGAGTACGTTCACGCTACGTCAAAGCGTTTTAATTCGCTATTATTCTGAAAATCGTGATGATCTAGACGAGAGAATGTTAGATATTATTTCAATACTGGAATCTACAGGGCATTCTTTTAGACATTCTAATAAAACATCTATTCAAAAAGGGGAAATGGACGAATACATTGATGAAATTGAAATCAATGTAACCAGACTGGTTAAATATGGCTGCTAGTTCATGGCGTGTAGAGTTTGGCGATATCGGAGCCTTAGAAAACAAACTCAAACAAATACCAGGGAAATCAGAGCAGACAATGAATAAAGTTTTGCATAGTGATGGTGTGAATCTTGCAGTCGAGTCCATTCAACCTAACATTTCGGTTTCTACATGGAAAGGGCGTGTGAGAAATAAACGACATGCCAAAGATCAAAAATCTTTAACGAATAGCAAATTGAACCTTGGTTTTACAATTCGTCCAACGCCCAGATTTAATTATTTGAAGTATCCAGATTTAGGGATAGGGACTTCGAAGAAAAACGCACCAGAAAAAATCTTAGAGCACGGTTTGCAAACCGCTACTCCAAAGATAGCAGAACGTTTAAATATAGAATTAGATAAAGTTATCAATCAAACAATGGGAGGTTAATTATAATGGCAAAAATTATTGAAGAATTTGATTCCATGACATTTACAAACGTAGGTATTCAATTTATTAAAGGTGGGATCCAACAAGTGGGTACAAATTTCGGTTGTGTTGGAACCATCGAAGGCGAAACAGAAATGCTCGAGAAAGTAAAAAAATGCGAGGGTGTAGAAGTTAAAAAAATCTCTAAGCCTACTAAAATGAATATGACTCTTTCTGGTCATTTACGTGTAGATGTACTTAGAAGGCTTTTCGGAATTAAAACAGATGGGTTAAAAGCGGGTGTATGGTCATACGGTACCACATCAAAGGGAGAATCCTTTGTTTTAACTGCTGATGTCGTTGATGAATTTTCGGAGTTCAAAAAATTCGTTGCCTTCTCTAATTGTGCATCTACAACAGGATTTAAATTTAAAGTGGAAAACGGGTCAGATGAAGTAGCAGAAACAGAGTTAGAGTTTACAGCCCTTAAAGATAGTAACGGGGAATTTTATTACGAAGCATTAGCGGATGAAGTGGAAGATGCACAGGTAAAGGGAAAATGGCATACACAATTCACACCAGAACTAGTAAAAGCAGTAGCAACTAAATAATAAAAGGGGACAAGTAATCTATGAGAGTCGAGATTGTAAAATTAAAAGAAGTAGAAGTTGTAAATGTAGATGGGCAGTTTAAGGCAATAGAAAAAAATCACCAAACAGTTCCTTACTTTATTACAAATCATGCGATGCAAAGGGGACAAAGTTTAGGATTAATTGAGCAGTCACTCATGCAAAGTTTATTCAAAATGAAAGACTTGGCGAATGCAAATCCAAATGAAATCGATAGTGATTCTTTGCAGGGTTTCAATGAAGTTGAGATACAAAAAATCATTTATTTAGGCTGCTTAGGGGCAAATAAACAATTTCCTTATGATTTTGATCAATTTATGGAAAGATTCCATTACTCCTTTGAAGATACGATGAAACTGTATTCTAATTTAATTTCAAATGTAACAACGGGACAGACAAATAAATTCGCTAAAGGATTAGCAAATAGTACAAAGGGCAGCGGAAAAAAGAGACAAAGCCACCGAAAATAAACATTGAATGCGTAGAGGACAAATATGTTCTCTACGTTTTAATTTATGGGATTGATCCAGAAGTTTTTTGGCATTTTCCCATCGCGTCGGTGGAGCGAATCGCAGAAGGGAAGCTTGCCTTTGATGGTTGGAAAGCGAATCCACGCTAAGAAAAGGCAGGTGTAAATATGGCAAAGGGACCAGAATCAAAAATAACGTTTAAAGTTTTTAATCAAGAATTTAACAAAGCAATGGACGAAATGAAGAATGAAAGTTCTAAGTTACGTCAAGAATTCACCTTGCAACAAGAACAACTTAAATTGAGTGGTACCGCAACAGAACACCTAAATACAAAGTTAGGGTATTTGCAACAGCAACAACAATTAGCTGCGCAAAAGGTAGCCGCAACGGAACAACAATTAAGTAAGGCAAAGGCTATGTATGGTGAAAATTCTACTGAAGTTGAAAAACTATCTCGTCAGCTTGGTAATGCCCAAATTGCTGAACAAAAATTTTCAAATCAGATGAAAGAAACTGAAACCGCCTTACAACGATTAGCGCAACAAAATAGCAGTACGGCACAAGCTCTTACTACATTAGGCGCAGAAGAAACTAAACTTGTAAATCAATCAACAAAGCTACGTGCTGAATATGATTTACAACGTGCATCCTTAGGTAATCATGCTACAGAATCCGAGAAATTGGGTGCGAAGCTTCAATACCTCAGTCAAGTACAGCAAAATGCATCGCAGCAAACGAGAAACTGTGCCCAACAGTTAGCAGCTGCCAAATCGCAGTATGGTGAAAATTCTAGTGAAGTGAATAAACTAGAAACAAAATTATTACAATTAAGTACAGCAGAACAACAACTAAAGAATCAAATTGAAACGACAAATCGTAGTCTGAAAGAGCAAGAAATTGAAACAAAAAGGGTAGCAGATGCAACAAGGCAATTGGATACTTTTTTTGAAGCGACTGGAACAAGTGTAGATCAGTTTGCAAATGCATTGGGCGGACATTTAACATCAGCAATTAAGCAAGGTACAGCCTCATCTTCTCAACTAGATGAGGCTCTTAAACGTATCGGGCACGAAGCGTTAGGGGCAGAAACAGACATTGAAAAGCTACAACGTGTCCTTCGCTCTGTAGATGCTGGAAACTCCATACAACAAGTACGTAATGAATTGCGAGATTTACAACAAGAAGCTGGTAGAACGGAGAAGAAGTTTGAAGGGCTGAAAGTAGGATTAGAGAATGTTATCGGTGGTTTAGCAGCTGGTGGTGGTATTGCAACTGCGATTGAAAAATCGATGGATATGTCAAAGTTGAAAACAAAAATTGATGTATCTTTTGAAGTGCCAGAGTCATCTAAAAGGTCAGTTGAAGACGCAGTGAGAAGCGTCACAACTTACGGTGTAGATGTTGAAGAAGCCTTGGAAGGAACACGGAGACAATGGGCGCTCAATAAAGATGCTTCTGACGAAGCGAATGCTGCAATTGTAAAAGGTGCTGCAACAATTGCTTCCACATATGCAGGTATTGATTTTAATGAATTAATACAAGAAGCAAACGAAATTGGTGCAACGCTAGGGATTACGAACGAAGAAGCGTTAGGTTTGGTTAATACCTTGCTAAAAACAGGGTTCCCACCTGAACAATTAGATATTATTGCCGAATACGGGGACCAGATGATTCAAGCTGGATTTTCAGCTAAAGAAGTCCAAGGGATCCTATCTGCAGGAATCGATACGAAAAGTTGGAATATCGATAACCTTCTAGATGGAGTCAAAGAAGGCCGTATTAAGATGGCTGAGTTTGGTGCTGGTGTAGATAAATCTATGAAAGAGGTTTTAGATAAAACAAAGATTTCGGCAGATCAGTTTGAAAAATGGGGTCAGGCAATTGCTGGTGGCGGTGAAAATGGACAAAAAGCGATGCTTGAAGCAACCAAGGCTTTGGCTGGTGTTGAAAATGCAACAGACAGAAATGTACTTGGCACGAAGATGTTCGGTACAATGTGGGAAGACCAAGGAAAGAAAATCATTGATACCATTTTAAAAGCAGAAGGAAAACAGGTGGATCTAAAAAAAGGGGTAGATGATTTACATAACACCAATTCTAAATTAGATGCGTCTCCAACTGTTAAAATGCAAAAAGCTATAAATGATTTACAGAAGGCGCTTGAACCGGTGTTATTAGTTATAGCAGATCTTATTTCTAAATTTGCTGAATGGGTTTCTGACAATCCAAAATTAGCAGCTACATTGGTAGCAATTGGAGTAGCCATTGGTGTCATTTCGGGAGCGATTTTAGCGATTACTCCTTTAATCCCCATAATAACGAGCATCATTTCAGTAATCATGAGCGTAGCGGGAGCGATTGCAGCCACTGTAGGGGTTGCCACAGCTCTTATTCCTATCATCATTGCAGCCGTAGTTGCTTTAGGTATCATTATTTATAAAAACTGGGATGATATCCAAAAATGGACCATTGAGGCATGGAATGCCATTACAGACTTTCTAAAAGGAATTTGGGACGGTATATCCAAATGGGCAAACGAAACATGGGAAAGTATGAGTGAATCTACTGTTTCTGTTTGGAATGCCATTACAGACTTTTTAGAAGAACTCTGGAATGGCATCATGGCGTCCTTATCTGAAACATGGAATTCGATTGTTGAAACGACTACAGAAACATGGAATTCCATCGTAGAGTATTTAACGGGAATTTGGAATGGAGTAGTTGAAACATTATCAGAAATTTGGAGTCGTATCAGCCAAACTACTTCTGAAGTATGGACAGCGATTCGAGAATTTTTCATTAGTACTTGGAACGGATTAGTCGAATTTCTAACTCCTATTTTACAAGGAATTGCTGACTTCTTTTCTATGATTTGGAACGGCATTTACACAGTGATTCAAACTGTGTGGAATTTCATTATGCAATACTTACAAGCAATTTGGACAGCTATTTTATACTTTGCAACGCCAATATTTGAAAGTATCAAGAATTTCATTTCTGAGTGTTGGAATACCATTTGTTCTACGACAAGTTTTGTATGGGAAACGATTAAAAATTTCTTAGTTTCCTGTTGGAATGGACTTGTAGCGTTTGTTATGCCGATTTTTGAACAAATCAAGTCTTGGATTATTGCCGTGTGGGATACAATCAGTTCAGCAACAATCACTGTATGGGATACAATGAAGAATTTCTTGCAATCATGTTGGAATGGATTAGTCGCTATTGTAACACCAATTTTTGATGCAATAAAAAATTGGATTGTAAACACTTGGAACATGATTAGCTCCACGACAAGTGCAGTATGGAATACAATTAAAAATTCACTTTCTAGTTTATGGAATACGATTGTTTCCACAGCAAGTTCGGTATTCAATACCATCAAAGAAGCTATTTCATCGGTGTGGAATACGATTAGCAGCACAAGTAGTACGATCTGGAATGGTATAAAATCGACGCTTTCAAACATTTGGAATAGCATTACATCCACTGCATCATCTGTATGGAATGGATTGAAAAGTGCTATTATGACACCTGTCAATTGGGTTGTTGATGCTGTTAGTGGCGCTTTTAATGGTATGAAATCCGCAGTACTAGGTGTATGGGACGGTATTAAAAGTGGTACGAAAACAGCAATTAATGGTGTCATTCGTTTGATTAATAAATTTATAGATGGTTTTAATACACCAGCAGAATTATTGAACGGTATACCAGGAGTTAGTGCACCAACTATTCCACATGTACCCATGCTTGCAAAGGGCGGTCATGTTTTAGGGGATGGGCAATTTATTGCTGGTGAAGCTGGACCTGAGCTATTCAGTAAAAAAGGGAATAAAGTATCTGTAACACCATTAAGCTCTTCTGAAAGAATGGGTGGAATTGGCGGTCAACTGGGATTACTAACTAAAAGTGTGACAGACATGATACAACATGCAGCGTCTCAATTAGCGCAGATTGTGGCTTACGATGTACCTCATGCATTAGGGGAAGCACTTTTAACTAGTGTACCTCATATTGTTGGAGCAAATGCAGGGGACGGAATATTGAATCAACAACCAATAGAAGTAAACTTTTATAACACTGTGCGAAATGATCGTGACATAGATCGCATGTTTGAAAAAGCGGATGATTGGTTTGCACAAAAAGGACGTAACTTAAATATTGGAATAGGGAGGAATTGATTTGCTAGATATTGGAATTGATACGGAATTAGCGAGTGACTATCGAATATGTATGGTAGATCGTCCTGTTATTCCAACAGCAAAACAAAAAGTGGAACACATAGAAGTACCAGGGCGGCATGGTTCGTTAACAAAAAAAGGGGCGTTTGAAGACGTCCCTTTAAAAATTAAGTTTAATTTACTAGAAGATGAAAATATAAAACCTTTAATCCGCCGCATCAAGGCATGGTTCCTAAATGGCAAAACATTGTATTTCACTGATGATGAAGTATACCGAAAAATTAAATCTGTTGAAATTGGTGATATTGCAAATGAAATGGAGGAATATGGTGAATTTGAAGTAGATTTCATTCTTGATCCTTTTGAATATACAGAGGATGTAAATCTAAAGCTTACCGAACCAGGTATATTTTATAATCCAGGTACGATAGAATCAGAACCGAAGTTTTGGATTGTAGGAAATGGTACTCTCCGTATAACAATCAATGATGTATCTTTTCAAGTAAAAGATGTCAATGGCTCTGTTGTTGTAGACTCAGAAGTACTTGAAGCATATAGCGGTATAATACCAATGAACAGCAAAATGATAGGGGAATTTCCTATATTTAAAATAGGAGAAAATAAAATAGATTGGTCAGGAAACATTCAATTTATGTCCATTCGACCAAGGTGGAGATTTATATGATTACATTATATAAGCCAAATGAGACAGATTTTACACATAATGGCATAGGAGTTTTGGACAAACATATTTATCATGCAACTGTTACGGAAGAACTCAACGGTTTATTTGCATTTACGTTTAGTTATCCGTTGTTTGCGCCGCACGGCATAAAAATAGATGGTATGAGCATCATTAAAGTTCCAACCCCCGATGGTGAACAGCTATTCCGAGTAGTAACTCCTAAAGTCAGTATGGGTGAGGTGACAGCGCAATGTTATCACATCTTTTACGATTTAACAGAAAATCTGATTGAAGATATTTTTGCTGAATCAACAAATGGCAATGGAGCTATGAATCGAATGTCAACGGGATGCCAATATAAGCATCCCTTTACTTTTTATTCGGATATTTCTACTATTGCAAGTGCACGCATAGTCCGTAAAAATCCTGTGGAAGCATTACTGGATTCTAGCCAAGACAATTCATTTGTAAATCGTTGGGGCGGGGAATTAAAACGAGATAATTTTGACGTGAAAATGCTAAAAAATCGCGGGATGGATCGCGGGGTAGTGATTCGTCATAAGAAAGATTTATTGGGATATGAAGGGAATGTAGATTGGAAAAGTCCAGTCACTAGGATTATGCCGCAGGGATTTGATGGTCTGTTTCTTCCGGAAAAATATGTAGATAGTCCAAATATGAATAAATACCCGCACCCTAAAATTAGGGTGGTGGAATTTAAAGATATAAAGGCGACCGTGGGAGAGCACGCAAACAAAGAGGATGCAGTTCCTTTAGAAGAAGCCTATAGGCGTTTGCGTCAAGCTGCTAAGGACATGTTCACAATCCAAAAAATAGATCAACCAAAAGCTACATACAAAGTTGAATTTCAAGAACTATCTCAAACAGAAGAATATAAGGATTATAAGCATTTACAAAGTGTTTATATGGCAGATACCGTTACAGTTATACATGAAGAAAATGGTGTTGATATCAAAGCGAAGGTAATTGCTTATAAATATGACCCCATAAAAAAAGAGTATCTGGACATAACGATCGGTAACTTCAAAGAATCCTTTACAGATGTTTCCCGTAAGGTGGACCTGGTACAAGAAGAAGTATCAAATATGCCAAGTTCTATTTTGGATGCAGCAAAAGCAAATGCCACAAGTCTGATTAATTCAGGATTCGGAGGACATGTTCGCTTTTATCCAGATCGTGTTCTAATCATGGATACAAAAGAGGAAATGACGGCCAAAAAGGTTTGGCAATGGAACCTGAATGGATTAGGGTATTCTTCCACAGGTGTGAATGGACCATACGGAACGGCTATTACCAATGATGGAAGAATTGTGGCCGATTTTATTACTGCGGGAACGTTAAGTGGGAATCTGGTGCAAGGTGGAGAAATAACAGGATCAACTTTGAAAACATCTAATTCGGCTAATTTTGTAAATATCTCTAAACAATTTATTCGTCTCTATGAATCCTCGAAAGTAAGAGCCTTTATTGGGTATTACAAAAATAGTAGAAGTGAAATACAGCCCACTTTTATTCTAGGTGGTGACTCAGATCAAACAGGTGCAAACGGCGCCATCATGTTGTATCAATTCTCAGATGTAAGTGTTAAGTCTGGTGGAATTGGAATCACAAAGGGACTCGATGGTAATGGGTACTTGAATGCAGCTTCTTTATACTTTTCACAAACAGGGAATGCAATGCTCGATGCTGATAAAATGATTGTCCTAGATGCCCAAAGTGAGATGAGATTTAAGGTTAAAGATCAATTCCGCTTTTATCGTAATGACAATTGGATTGCAAGTATCGGGGTTGCATCTGGAGGGGATACAGATATCATGCTCCCAAATGCAATAATACGCAATTCGAATTGGGACAATGGGTATATCCAAGTGAAAACCGCTCTTGGGACATATTATCAAGGCGTAATTGCTTCAGACTTCAAAGTTTCTTCAAAAGAAACATATAAAACCAATATCCGTCCTATTACATCTAGCTTACTTGAAAAGGTAATGGAATGGGAAATTAAACAGTACAATTTGAAAACAGATATTCCAAAACTTTATGAGATGCGTATGAATCGTAAAGAAGGAGAGCCGACAATTACTACAGAGGCAATTCCTACACATTATGGTTTAGTTATTCCAAAAGAATCAGAAGAAAATGGTGTGGGGTTATATGGGATGCTTTCACAATTGACAAGCGCATTTCAAGATCATGTAATCAAAACAGAGGTTAAATTTGAAGAATTAGAGCCGATAAAGTCTAAAGGGAATATAAAACATAGGAACAAAGTAAAGCGCCAAAGAAGACCGCCTAGACGCGTGAAAAGGAATAGTTAGAGAGAGGTGTAGTCATGCGAAACGAGGAAATTATTATAGACTTAGCAGATCCTGTGTTCACAAAAACAATTCGTTCTCGGCAGAATGACAAGAATGGATTGAGGCTCACTGTGTACGTAAGAGAAAAAGGGCAGAATGTGGATTTAACAGGATATGCGGTTAAATATGAAGCGACAAATCATACAGGAGTATTCATTCGAGATGATGCTCAAATAGTTGATTCAAAAAATGGTGTGTTTTCCTATACGTTTACATCTCAAGCTGTTTCCACATCGGATGATTGGACAGCTTATTTTGTGATGGAAAAAAGTACAGAACGAATGAGTACACCAGATATTCGTATTACATTAAGACGTGATGTGAAAGAAGGAAATATTAAAATTGAAAATTATATTTCTGATTTTGATAATCTCAAGAAACAGATAGATGCTTTGCAGCAAGCGGTTGATAAAATGGACGTCGTAAAGCGTTCAGGCGGGATGATGACAGGTTATCTAACGATGAGACCGACAATCGGTTCCAATATCGGAGTTGGATTCAATAGTGAGGATAAGGTATTAGATATCGGTCTTGTAGGAGTCTCGGATGGTCAATTATATTTAAAAGACTGGAAAAATAATAAAGTATTGTTTGAAAAATCGCCTACTGGGGCATTCAATGTTTTTGCTGATAATCTTCTAAAAAAAGCTGGCGACATCATAAATGGATTACTGGAATTTAAGAGCGATAATTCAATTGTATTAGGTAGTCGCTCTTATAAGACAGTAATTCACAAAGGGGCGCAGGGAGAACTGATTTTTGCTCCTTCTACAAAAGAACAAGGTGATTCTTGGGATTGGTCCAAACGAGTAGAATTTCGAACTGATGGCACAATCAGACAAGCGTATGATACAGGATGGATTAACCTTCCTACAACTGGTGTAGAGAATGTTCCTGATAGAATTTTGAAGTATAAAAGAAGTGGAGAACACGTTAATGTAATTGGTTCTATTCGAAATGCGCAAAACGCAACAGTATTTGCTACACTTCCAGTTGGATGTAGACCCGTTCAAGACATTGCGGTTCCAGCTATTATGATAACTGGAGGAGTGAATACAAACTTTTGTGAAGTTACAGTAAAAAGTGATGGTGGCATATTTGTAAATGGCGTGCAAAGCGGTAATACCGTGCATATTGCGGTGAGTTTTTCCGTTTGAACCACATATAGCTTTGATACCAAGAGGGACAACACTGTCTCTCTTGATTTTATATAGATAGGAGGAAACATATGAGAATGGAAATTGGCGTCTTGATTGCACTCTTATCACTCGCCATCAGTTATTTTGGCTATGCACTTAACAGGTCAAAAGTCATCAAAACGGATGGGCAACAAAGTGCAGAGGTGAAAGCGGAACTTGGCTATATCCGGAAAGGGGTGGATGATATTCGTATTGATTTAAAGGCAAGTGAAAAACAAATGGTAGCACTAGGAGAGCGGGTCACGAGGGTAGAGGAAAGCGCCAAACAAGCGCATAAACGCTTGGATACAATGGAAAAGGAGAATGATTAAACATGAATTTGTCAAAAGAAAATATAAAAAAACGATTCCGCAACTGGAAAACATGGGTTGCGGTTTTTTCTTTGCTTGGTTTTTTATGTACGAAGTTTGGCTTACCAGAGGCGAAAACGTTCTTAGATGAATTGGCGCCTTATTTGTTAACGGTGGGAATTGCACTCGGGATTTGGTCAGATCATGAAGGAAATGATAAGGGAGATGTGGAGTAATGGAAATTAGAAAAAAATTAGTTGACCCAAGTAAATATGGTACAAAGTGTCCGTATACAATGAATCCTGAATTTATCACGGTTCATAACACTTACAACGATGCTTCAGCGGAAAATGAAATCGCGTATATGATTCGTAATGACAACCAAGTATCGTTTCATGTTGCGGTAGATGATAAGGAAGCGGTACAAGGAATTCCTTTAGAGCGTAACGCTTGGCATTGCGGTGATGGTAGTGGAAATGGCAATCGAAAGTCTATCGGGGTTGAGATTTGTTACTCGCTAAGCGGTGGGAATCGGTATTATCAAGCGGAAGATCATGCAGCGATTGTGGTAGCGCAATTAATGAAACGATACAACATTCCAATCCGTAACGTCCGTACACATCAATCTTGGAGCGGAAAGTATTGTCCACACCGTATGTTAGCAGAAGGGCGTTGGGATTCCTTTATAGAGAGGGTGCAAAACGTCTATAACGGTGCGGGGTCATCCACACAATCATCTACTAACAATGGGGTAGGCGTTGTGATGATTACAGCGGATGTATTACGCGTTCGTACAGGTCCAGGAACAAATTATCGTATCGTGAAAAATGTGTACCGAGGGGAACGTTATCAATCTTGGGGCATTCAAAATGGCTGGTACAACGTTGGCGGAGACCAATGGGTGTCTGGGGAGTATGTGAGGTTTGAGGGATAGGGTGCACAATTCGAAAGGATACACATACGATATAACATCAAAACAGCCCATGTGTATGTGAAAAGAAACAGGGAGGTTTGCACCTCCTTGTTTTAAAAATAAAACATTTCTTCAGATACATCCCCTTTTATAATCCATTCCAACATATCAGGTAATAGCATGATGGCTACACCAAAAATAACCCCTAAACCTAATCCTAATAAAAGTGAAGTTTTCAAGTAACATCCGATACATAACCAAATGCAAGCTAACAGTAGTAATAAAAGTGCGATGGATAGTTTGAAGATCAATTCGTTCTCCCCCAATACAGGATGTCGTATATATAATTATAATGATTGAGGGAGATGAAGTGTATTGAAAAAGAATAAAAAGTTGCATAACGAAGAATGGGGAGACGTGACGAAGCTTAACGAAGCAAACGGGAATGGCACATGTAGAATTCTTGAATTTTAGCGAGGCGTAGGGAATTAAACAGAAAAGGCATTCTAGGGTGGTGAACCAGAATGCCTTTTTGTGTATGCCTAGCGCTAGGAGTAATAGAATATATGCGCTGAGATGTGGAACTATGCCCAAAAAGAAAAAGAGCAATCTCAGGTTGGGAGAGAATGCTCAGTTGCTTTGAAAACATTTTACGGAAGTCAGCACTATAGGTATATGATTAATGAATCTGAAATAGAACAAAAAAACACCTTCCTGAGTTGAAGGTGTTATAAATGGAGGTAACGCTTTGAAGCATAATTAGTATATCCACTAACGTGGTAAATTAGAACTCATTATTGACGGGTATATTTAAATATAGTATATTTTAACTATTCCATTTTATAATTGAGTGGTTAACCTGCAAAGAGCCGTTTCCTTTTGGGAGACGGCTTTTTTGCGTTTACATATCCCAAAAGTCATCTGCTTTTATTCTAGGATCAACTTCTCGAAGGGTTTTTAATATTTTTTGCATTGTTTTTTGAGTAGGTGACCTTTCAAAATTATTGGCGAGTTCTCCAATTGTATTTCTTCCTAGCCCTGATTTTCGTACAAGCCATTCTTGTTCGATATTATGTTTGTCTAAAAATTTTCCTAGCTTTGTCCGTTTTTTTCCTAAACCCCACATCATTTTCACCTCATTAATTTATTACATACAGTCATGTCCACTTTTCATTAAAAATAAAACCCCAAAAATGATGAATATTGTCCAAGCCCTCCACAATATGATGTATCAGGGTGAATTACCTTGGTAATGGACGTACCAGTTACCTCAAACCGTACCGTGGTAAAAACTGAGGTTGCTACCATGGTAAAACGAGCATTTTTTCTTTGGTAGCTACCATGTTTTTAACCACGGTAACCGAACCATGGTAATGGGTGCTTCAAGTTGTATCATACCTACATTTCTTCATTCTGTTAAAAAGGGAGAGGGAGCAATTATGTGGAACATCAAAAGAGCATCGTCACAAGAAATGTGTGAGTATTGTAAATGTCTTTTGTCGGAATGGTTATTTTGGAGAGGGAATGGAAAGAAATATTGTTCGGAATCTTGTGCGGAATACGATAAAAAATAACCGAGGGGGCTGAGTGGATGTTTATGAAAAAACAAGTCATTCCCTTTCGGGATTTTATGAGTGAATCATATAAAAAGAAAGAGATGCAAATACAGAAATATCATGCATGGAGTCCATTAGCATTTCTTCATATGTCGGATGCAATCGTAAATACATATCTGGCGTTAGGAGTAATGGGAGGGGTTTTAATTGGAGGAGTCCTGTTAGAAAAATATCTTGTGCAAAACGATTCGATAGCAGCAGCCAAATTATGTTCGGATGTGATGTATTATGGTGTTAAATTGGGTGGAGTGGGCTTCATCGCTTATGCATTCATTCGCATTGTCATCATGTTCTAGGAGGTTCTTCATGGGAATACTACACGAATGGTTTCAGAAAAGGTCTTTAAAACATCAGCTGATAGAGGTATTTCAAAAGGCTGGTTTATATACGGAGCATCAAACACGAGGTGGGAAAATCCCAATTTATCCGAAGATTCATGATGTATCTTCCACGACAGAGCGTGTGAGATATGTATTTACTGTTCCCAATGGATTAGACCCGCAGAGTATAGAAAAGAAATGGTTTTGTTTTCAACAAATACTGGGACGGAATGTAGCAATTGAGGGGAATATTAAGAAGTTTGTTCTTCATGTATTTCATTCTAGCGCAGGATTAGAGTCATATGAGTACAGCTATAAAAACTGGCAGCCGCTATTAAAAAAATATCGTCTTCCAGTTGTAGTTGGTCGAGACCAGTTTGGCAAAATGATTGTGTACGATATGGTGGATGCAAATTCACCGCATCTCCTCATTGCGGGAGAAACAGGGAGCGGAAAAAGTAGTATGGTGCGTGTTGTATTGTCCACATTGATTCAAACCATGTTGCCCGATACCTTGCATTTATATCTAGGCGATTTGAAGAACTCGGAATTTCATTTCTTACGACGAGTCAAACATGTAAAAGAAGTATGCATGGAAGAACATGAAATGAAGAGCATGCTTCAAAACGTGTGGAATGAAATCAGGGAACGTAGAAAGCTCATGGAAGAATATGAAATAGATCATATTGACAAATACAACACATTACATCCCGATAAACAGAAACCCTTTATTCTGTTAGCGATTGATGAAGTAGCGATGCTACAAGATGAAAAAGAGTGTATGGCGACAATAGAAAAAATATCGGCAGTTGGTCGGGCACTAGGTATCTTCTTGATGCTGTCCATGCAACGTCCTGATGCAAAGGTATTAGATGGGAAGCTCAAACTCAACATGACGGTTCGGATGGGCTTTAAATGTGCCGATTCGATTAATAGCAATATCATGGGTACACCTGGAGCGGAACAGCTAGAGCAGTCAGGACAAATGATTCTAAAGCTAAATGGATTACAGAAAGTGCAAGCGCCATATTTAGCATTAAACAAAGCGAAACAAATGATAGAACCGTATCGTGTACCAAAGGATAAATACATGATTTCAAATCAGCAACAAGAAAAAATTCCTGTGTTTGGAGTGTTGAACCATGAAGAGTAGAGATCAAGCCATTCTGAAAGATTTACACCGTTTTCGATGCATGTCCCGTGATGATATTATTGATTTGCATTTTCAAGGACTCAAGAAAGCTGTTACGTGTTGCAATGCAGTGATGAAACGATTAAGACGGGACGGAAGTGTGGAAGCAGAGGTTTCCCAGCAACCATATATTTATTTCCCGCAACCGAGTACACTTCGAAAGGTAAGTCAAAAGATTCCGCATTTCCTCGCTATTGTGGATGTTTATAAACAACTGTTGCAGTACGAACAACCGAAATTATTTAAGGTTGAACCCAAATACAGTAAAGCATATATGGAACCTGATGCATTCGCAATCTGGAGACAGTCCCCATTTTTCATCGAGGTCCAACGGTCTATCTATAGCCAAGCGATGATGAAAGAAAAATTGAATCGGTATGAAGCATATTTTTATAGCTTAAAATGGCAACAAGAACCATGGCAACCGAAGCAAGCAAAATATTTTCCATCCCTTCTCGTGATTACAGATACACACTACGACATCTACTCGACAAATTTCCACGTATTTCAGGCGAGATCGATTCATGATTTTATGAATCAAATAGCGATTCGGAAGTAA